AGCACCCCTTCTAAATACTTTCTTAAGGGTTCCAAGGCTGGGGGCTTTCCTGTTTGGGTATTTGTCTTTCCATTCCTTTAGCTTGTTCTTAATGGCCTCTTCAGCCCCTTCCCCAATATCAATCTTGCCCCCTGTGCTTTTTGTGGCCGCTGAACCAGGCTTGTTCTCTTTGGAGCCTTTGATTCTCTCTGATGGAGGGGCTGGGGTCTGGGTTGTGGATTTCGGGCCTGGTCTGGCCAGTTCTTGGCTATCCCTAATAGCATAAAGGTCTTTTAGGTATTCATCCATTGCGGCCTCGTATTCCTTCTGGTTAAAGGCTTCCTTTGGAATCATCATTTCAGTTCCGGCCCCTTGTAAAATTTATACATTTCCATTACTGAATCACTATACTTTTTGCCATTTACGTGTCCAGAAAAAACCTCCGCAACAAATTCCATTGGATTTTCCTTTGCGTATCCACTCACTTGGCCAGCTATTGTAAGCCTTTGTTGGGCTATTCTTCCTGTTCCAAATTTTCTTGTTTTATTTCTTCTGGCTTCATCATAAGGAATATTTCTACGATGTAGAATGTGGCCATATTCATGAGCAAAAGTGTCGTTTACCGTAAACCAGTTTTGTTTTACATTTCTTTCAATAGATGCTGTTAATCCCTTTTCCGAATTATTGTCGTATTTGCTGTTATAGAATATGCTTTGCTCTGTTAATTCACTTTTAACATTATAGTCGGCATAGGCTACTGCGTATGCATTTGCATATTTACCAGAAAGTTGCTTTGCACCTATTGTTGATGGTGGCGGTATTTCATATCCTTTAGAAATAAGATTGTCGTATTGTCTTTCAATGTCTTGATTTGTTTTTGTGTCTGATGGAAGATTTACTATAACTTTTCCATTATTGCTTATTTTATTCCCAATTCTTGCTCTCTCTTTCTGTGATTCAGTCATTTTTTCGCCAGGCTTTAGTGGTGGCAATGGCACACCCTTTTTTATCTCTGGAGGCTGTGGGGCTGGCTTTGTGGTTGGTGGTTGGGGCTTGGGGGCTTGTTTCGGAATCTTTCCACCAGGTCTTTTGGGGGTATATCCACCAACTTTCTTTGGGCGGCCATAGCCATTGGCACAGGTGTTTTTATCATCAAAAGTTCCATCGTCCTTCATGCCGCATGGATTTAGGGCTTCATCTTCTTCAGCAAGCTCAATAGGCTCATGCTTTTGCTCAAGGTTCTTGTCCCTAGATTCCATCTGGCCAACAACTTTCCTTGCCCATGCATAGCCAGCATCACCACCCCATCCATTCCAAGCTTGCCAGCCCTTGCCCTGTTCATCCCAAGTTTCACCCTTCTTATCGACTTCATGGCGGTCGAAGAAGGCTTTCATTCGACGCACGGTATCTGGAGAAAGTTTTACCCCATTCATCAAATCCCTTGCCCTGGCAATTCCAACAGGGGTCATTCCCTTTTGGCTGGCTGGCTTCTTTTCCCTTACATCCAAAGCCCTCTTGGCGGCTTCCCTGGCTCCTTCTGGGGGTGTGAAATCAATCCCATCATACTTGCCTAACTCAATCCCGCCCATCATTCCAGCTATCAGCATTTTCAAATCATGCTGGCTGAAGTTTTGCAGAATCTCTAAATTACTTTTTTTTTGAGCCAAGCCCGTTGGCGTCTGTGGGGTTTTGGGTTCAACTGGAATTGCTGAACCGCCTTGGCCTTCTTCTGGGTTGCCCTGGTCTTGGTTGGCCTGTTTTTCTTTTTCTGTGGTTGGAATCATCTTGCCCTGCTGAACACCAGCCACAATGCCCTGTGCCTGTTCCCTAGAGATGGTGGGGAATGCGGCAACAATAACAGAAATTGCACCATCCTTGGATAATGCACCAGCCGCCACAGCATTGATAACATTGATGAGAGAGGCGACTTGCGCCCCATTGAGGGATTGGCCAATGAGGTCTTGCTGGCCTTCCATTGGCTGGCCGTCTTGGGTCTGCTGTTGGGCTTGTCCCTGGGGCTGGCCAGTAGGCAAAAGAATCTCTGAAACAGCTTGGGGAGGAACACCATATTCCTTTGCTAGGTCTTGAATCATCTTGGTTTCAATAGCCCTAGCCCTAAACGCCGCCTCAACATCCATGCCTCTTTCAGAATAGATGTCGGATGCCGTCCTTAATCCAGCCTTAAATTCTGCAATAGCTGAAGCAGATTCCCGTCCAAGGTCGATAGACACATTGGCTCCAAAATTGAAAAAGCCCTTGGTGGTTGTCTTGCCACCACCAGAAATCATTCCCCTAGCAACAGCATCAGCAATGACAATGTTTTTGATGGGCTTGAGAACCTTGTCGTCTAGAAGTTTTTGGTATCTCTTATAGGTTCTTCCTGCCTGTTGCATTTCAAGTCTGGCTGTGGGGCCGGACATGGCAGATGGGTCGACAGCAAAGGAGTAGGGGATTCCAAGCCCCATGCAGATATTCCTTAAGAGGATTTTGTGAAACTCTGCAAAAGCCCCGCTAGGTCTGCTCGGGCCGTCTGGGAAAATAATATCCTCTCCAGGCTCAAGGTATGAAACCTTGCCAGCTTCCATGGATTCCAGCTTAATTTGCTGGTTATCAAAATTTTCTTCTGTGGTTAGGGCTGTAAGGTCAGAGGCATTGTTGTTGTTTCTCTTAATTACTGCACTCTGGGAACTGGCAACCTTGGCCGCTAGTTTTTCAAAATTAACAATGTCGTAAATGTCTGTGGCATCATTGATTGCTGTGTGGAAAGCAGAGATGCCCCTGTATTGGTCAATGCGAAGTGGGTCAAAATAGTGGAAACCTTGAGAGGCTGGGATTGTAACTTGGTAGCTGTAAAAATCCCCAATGCTCCTGTTGTAGATGTCATAGGCTGTGGGTGAGCCTGTGTCTCTATCAATGTGTATGCCACCAATTAGCTCTAGGCTTGTGTAAGTTTTGTATGGGTCACCGAGTCTGTCTGCCTCAATACCTTGAAGCTTTAGGTTTCCATCCTTGTCTCTGACCAATACAAATAGGAAGTCACCATCACGGAGCATGGACATTGTGGCAACCTGCATAAGGGTTGAGCCTGTGTGTCTGGTTGAAAGGTCACAGGAATCAAACCACTCATTCCAATAGGCCTCAATTTCTGTGTTGGCCTTGGGGCTTTCTGTCCTGGCTTGGTAGGTGATATTGGCGGCCACATGGCTGGCAAACTTCAAGAGGAGGGAACGAACCAGGCCATTGTTTTCTGCCAGGTCTCTAGCCCTCTTCATCAACTCTACACGGTCATAATTACTGCGATAATCTTCAGCGCCAGAAAGATTGCTCGGCCCCTTCCTCTCCCTGGTATATTTTACAGCATCGTATTCAAACTTGGTGAGGGCTTTCTTGGCCATCATCCTCTGAACCCCTGCTTGGGGATTCACAAAGGCAACAACCTTATCTAGGAAATTTTGCTTAATCTTGCTCACGGGCCAAACTTTGCATAGGTGGTTCTGATTCTGGTTCCAGCCGCATTCTCAATGGCCAGGGTAAGCTCTGCAATGATTTCACGCACCTCTGATAGGTTCGCCCTGCTAAAGGAACGACCAGCAATAGAATAGCTTGCTCCAGCCACCGCAATAGCCTCAAGACAGGCAACATACTTGTCTCGAAGTGAATTTAGGGTGGCAACAGGTAAGCCAACAAAATCACCCCTCGCCATGCTCAACCTCCTCTGTCAACCCTGCTGGCATGATTTTCAGCCTCTTATGCAAGGCCGCACCCACAATGCCCATGCATTCACAATCCAACAAGTGGTTGTGTTTGCCTATCTGCTTCCAAACCCTCCTGGTTCTGCCCGTCATGGGGTTCTTCACCTCAACCTTGGTTTCTGCTGAAATATGAACCTTCCAAACTTCTGGGGTATCTTCAGCAATGAAGCCCTCAACCTTGAGAAGGTTTGAAAGAATATCCTTGATGGCTGGGTTTGACCACCTCCAGACAGGGCAAAGTTTCCACTTCCAGCCCTCCCTAGAGCCTACATTTTTACCGCTGAAGGGGTCTCCGTTGGCAATCCTGGCATAGGGTCTTTGAACCTTCTGATCGCCAACAATCTCTGAAAAGCTTGTCCTGTCTGAACCCACAAGGGCAATGAACCCCCATTGGCAACAATGTAAATAAACATCCCTGGTTTGATCTCCAGAATCTACAAACACAGCCCTTGGCTCAACATTGAACTCATCAGCCTTTGCCTTAATGTCTCCCCAAGTTTCAAGCCTTCCAGCCCAAACTAATCTGCTCTTGCCCTCTAAATCCCAAGCCCTCACAACACACCAGGCGTGGAATCCACCAGCTTCTTGGATATCACAAGCCATGATAGCTTTTTCACCCATTCTAACTTCGCCCATTTTGTAGGCTCCTGGCACTATCTCAACCCTCTCTTGGTCGTGCTCCATCCAAGGCTCTGCCAGAACCCTATTCACAAAATCTTGAAGCCCTATGATTCCGCTGTGTTTGTCTTGTAGAAACTTGACTGCAAGGCTCCCAAAAGTCACCCAGGGTGGGTATAGGCCATTGAGATGGTAGCTCCTTCTGCCTGGTTCTCCCTTGGGGTTGGTCGGCCTCCACTCACCCTGCCTCAACATCATTGTTTTGTGGCCATCCCTAATGGGCTTGTTGCATTCCTCACACTCATAGAAAGCAGTATTTTTAACTAGGGCATAATCATAAACTCCATCCTCAAGCTTGGCTTTTTCATCCCATTTCACCCTCTCCCAAATCAGCTTTTGTTTGTGGCCACAATGTGGGCATGGAACAAAATAAAACCTCATGTCCCCCTTCTGCCATTCAGACCAAATGATGGAGTCTGCTGTGGTTGGGGTGCTGGTTGAAACCACAAGATGGTTTGGGTAGGTGGCAACTCTGGCCTCTGCCAACTGCAAGGCTCCAGCCTCTTTTGAGTTTGTGCCATCAGAAAATTTATCAACCTCATCGAGCATCAAAAGTGAAACCGACCTGGAGGAAAGATTGGCTGGGCTGTTTGAGCCAACAAACCAAAGAGACATCTTTCTAAAATGCTGTTCCAGAATCTTGATTTTGTCTGTGTTCTCTGGCTTCTCCTTTGAAAGGATTGGGCAGTCATCCACCATGGGGAGCCACCTGGTTTCACTAAAAGACCTAGCCAATGCCTCTGATGGCATCACCCAAAGGGCTGGGCATGGTTGCTCTGCCAGCCTGTAAGAAAGACCAGCCAGGATGGTGGTTGTCTTGGATGTCTGCGCCCCCCAAACCAAGGTAATTCTCCTTACTGAATCATTCCCAAAAGCCTCAAGGGGTTCCCTTACATAGGGTGTAAGATTGGTGCTATACGGCCCAGGTATGTTTGTGATTCTTGGTGAAAGAACAAGATTCTGTTCACACCACTCTGAAATTGATAGGTGCTTCCTTGGAACAAAGAAGCTTCTCATGAATGGAAGAGGCTTCATTCATCTTAAAAGCAGATAGCCTTTGGCGTATGCTTCTAGTGGGTTGTTGTGAATCCAGTTGTGGCACGCCATACAGACAGCCATGAAGTGCTCCTTCTCATTTAGCCTATCCCCAAACCTTCCCTTCTTATGATGAATCTGCCCTGCCTTTTTCCCACACACTTCACACATGGAGTTGGCTGAAAGATATTCCAGCCTTACTTGGGAATACTCCTTATTCTGCTTGGCTCGTTTCTTTGAAACTGGCCGAAGTCTGCCGCCCCTTTTCAGCGGCGTTTTTCTTTTAAGAGGGGAGGGCTTCATTCTGTCATTGAAAGCACAACACAAACCACAATAAAGCCCCCAAGAATAACCATAAAACATTCATTCATTTGAAAGCCTCATCTTCTGCTTTTTGGATGGTGAGCATCAACTGGTCAACTGCATCTTGGACAGCTTTTTTAGCACACTCTGGGTCGCTTGGGTTTGCTCTGGTTGCGACTGAAGATGGCA